ATAACTATGATGGCAACCACCTCATCGCAACTTTCGTCTGAAAGCGGCGAACTGAAGACTCTAAATGGGTAGGATCAAACTCCGCAATGCGCGGAGAATGAAAATACTTCAATAGAGCTGGCATTCCCGAAAGGGGGTCACGTTTGCGTTTTGCGCAAACGGTCATCGCTCTGTATTCAAAGCGATGCAAGTCACGGTTCCATCGTGAGATGGTCGTGACGTTTTGACGCGTATGCCAACCTAGCCCTCCAGAGTCTTGAGGGATCAGGGGAAGTTTCTTCCCCAAAATCTTCTCAAGACACTTTGCAGCGGAGTATCTTCCAGCCAACCAAAGTTGGTTGGCTGTGGACACTAAAGCGGCAAGAGCGCTAGGGTCAGTCGAGGCTAGATCTGGATCGTGGCGTAGGTATACAGGCGTAACGTTTACACCTTTATACGCATCTACTCCACAACTTTCCCTAAAGAAACCTTTGGAGAAAGTCTTCGCGCGGTTGATCCTAAGACCACATGAAGAGATCCACTCAGCTACGCTGGGGTAATACTCGTGTTTAATGATGATATCATCACCATAAACACGAATACTAGAAGCGTATGCACGAAGTTCCCGTAAAGTGACTCTTTTGGAGCCACTGGTAATCGCTGCTAATGCTATAACAGCAAAGCAGACCGATTGCACAGGGAAAGTCGTAGCATTTCCCATGCCAGCGTACTTTTTTAGTACTAAGTCAACATTGTTGACATGTACTACAGGGGTACGACAAGATCTAATACCAGAAAGAAATCTGGGTTTACTAGCGAAAACTGCAGACACGACTTCTCGTGAAAGCAGATCGCTAGCAGACGATAGATCCATCGTAACCCAAGTACGTGACTTGGAGCCGGCCAAAGCAAGTTCTTGATTCTTGCTCTGATCGTTAAGAGTGAGACAGCGTCGAAGCACCGGACAGCGCTCGATAGAGCGCCTAAGATGCTCGTTGTAACCTTGCTGAACGAATTGGTTCACACAAGGCTCAACCGTAATCGTTCTCAAGGCAGTTGATGTCTTGGGAACAGCGACGATGCGACACTTATCGCTTCTAGGGACATCGCCGAAACTCTCATCCGTCAAGTCGTCGACGTGTAGTGAACTCACTACATCGTATCCGGCAAGATTAAGAGAGTCGTCAAAATCAAGAAGTCGGTTAGCCAGGAGTTTCCATTTCTGGTTACTACTGACACCTTCGGCGACAGCACCAGGACCATGTCGACAGACGAGTTCTTGAAAATCGTCAAGATTTTGGAGAACAAGGCTACCGATATAGGCCAGCCTATCGAGTCTAAAAGGAGCAACGCCCCTAATAGAATCGTCTAGTTTGGCGAAGTCAGCGAAAGCGCGAGCTTCGAGAATCTCTCGACGTTCGTCGCTTGGGTTGAACTTCTTGAAGAAAAAGAGCAGCTCACGAATACACTTAATGTATTCGAGGCTGGGACTTTCCTTCAACAGTCCTGTTTTAGTATCGAAAACTTCACAGAACATACCCGAGAAAAGTTTCGGGATTGTTCCCTTCCTGGAGAAACCAGGAGGGCAGGTGAACCTACCAGAGTCAAGACCTTGGTCAAAGGCCTTGCCTAAGGCGGGAAGAGCAACGGTTAAGAAACCGATGCCCTCGTTTTCGTAACGCGCTAAGAGCGTGACTCTGTCACGATCTAGTCCAGTTACTCCAGGTAACAGTCTTCTGCAATCATGCAGAAGGCTGTTGATCAGGATTGGCAGGCTTTTCATCATCTCCACCTTGTGGTTGATGATCCTGTCCACTACTTGCAGAACGGTTCCGGGAAGCCCGCTTACGCGGGCCCCCGGGGCCGTACTGCCCGACACCTAGCTGCTTAACAGCATAGGTGGCGACGCTTCCGAGAAGGAAGACGCCGAGATCAACTAAGTCGAACGACATTTGAAACTCCGTTTTAAATGTCAATTAGACGGTTGTACGGGCAGCCTTGGTGCCAGTCTTACGACTGGAAGCCAAGGAATTTGGCCGGTGTCACCGCACTGGAGGCGAGAGTGTCCGTAAGGGCCTTAAGAAGGGCCGCTTTGGCATTCGCGTCCCAGCCGAACGGCGGGAACGAACACGACAGGGAGATGAAAGCAGTCTGCTTGCTAACCTGGCCTGTATAGGGCGAGGTAGCATTCAGAGTCTGCGACACCTTCATGTAGTGGCGTTCACCAGAACCGTTCGTGCTGTGGTTGAAGGTAAGCTGGTAACCGTTCGCGGTATCCCAGCGTTCCGAACCATAGCCGTCAGCCTTAACGACTGCGAAAGAAAACGCAGGGTTGGGCGACGAAGAGGCGACAGTAATCGGGTCTGCAAGCATGTGGAAGATCCTTAGCTGATGGCCAAAGCAACGCCATGTTGCTTTGTACCTAGGCGTTATCGCTACGAACGTTTCGCAGCGATGTTATTCTTGGACCCAAAGAGGGCACCAAGAATAAGCTTCTGAGTACTCGATAAAGAGGACTCATTAGCAGGGGTCTTAATAGCTGCCACGGATGCAAGAGACTTACGTAACACATACTTGTGATAGTAAGTGGCCGATGGAGACATGGAATTCTTTTGATTCCAACTATCCCTCACCTGGTCAATACTCTTCCATCCACTGGACGTATAGCTTATCGTGGCCGTCGTGGTAGACGTTGCCTGCTCTTCGTAGGTAACGAAACCATAATTGATTAGCGATTTGTCTTCGAAGAGGGCATTCATTACATGAATGTACTCTCCGATTCCATTGAACCAATCAATCAACCAAGTCCATGGCACCAAGTCATAGATGTCAGAGGGAGTTGGATCGGCGCCTAGCTTGCGAACCCACAGTTGTTGGCGCAATCTAGGAACATCAAGGGTAGGAAATTCGAAAGTAGCGTTCACCATGCATCTGAGCTCGCAACCAAGCGTGCCAGATGCAGATGGACTTGACTCGCGAGTTTCTCCCGTGAGGTAGTCAAGATAAGCACATGGAGGGCTGTCCCACTTCTCGGTCCAACGCATGTTGGAGCGAAAAGTGGTAGCAAGACCATTGCGAGCAATCAAACGATTTACATCGTTTGCTACTTGCGCTGGTTTTTGCACCACGCCTTGTACCGCTTGGACTATTGACTCCCAACCGAACTTAAAACATAAGTAAGCGTTGGATAAGTCAGAGTCAAGGCCAGACAAACGCATAGAGGAAGCATGATCTTTCAGCAACCTCTTTGCTTTGTCGTCCCAGGCAGATTTGGAGTTAAGCAACTTGCGAAAGTTGTTAACGCCAACAACCGCCTCAAAATCACGAAAGGCACGGACACTTGTACTAAGAAGTTGAGGAATATCTTTTAATTCCCCAATTTGATAGGCCAAGTTAAAGCGCCGACTGGTAGGTAGACTTTTGCTTACCAGACCAAGACTGTTTTTCTTCATGGCCTTCAAGGCCCGAGCATTGCAGTCTGAGTTCGTGATCAGGTACGTAGGCATGATAAAAGCAGGACCAATCCTAGCATTGGAATAGGTTGTTTTTCCCGAATAGCGCTGGTAGTAACCAGCACTAATGGTAGTCCAGGTATATGCCTCTCCGGTATACTCGTAAGAGAAACCAGAAGATGAGAAATGGGGAACGAAGAGTTCATACTCTCCAAGTTCCGCATTCGCACCTCTAGTTCTCTTAGTTGTATCCCAACAGAAGCCATAAATGGCACCTTGGGTTTCACAATCAGAAATTCCAGAGCCAGGAGATGAAGTGGTAGAGGAGTTCGAATAATCGACAGTGTAATTACCGTCATACGATGTTACATCATACCATTTGTGTAACACCTGACGTTTTGCACTGTTAACAGTTCGAAATTTCCGAAACCGCTGCACTGATGCGATGGGGTATCGACTAAAACGGAAACGAGCCCAAGGGTCCATAGCGCAAGCTACGGATCCGATGAGATCAGAACCGAAAAGGTCGTACAGAAATCGATCAAGTCCTTGACTTTTGGCAGCTTTTTCCCTTGCCCGCTGACGATACATATCTAATGCATAGTCATAGTTGATTTGAGAGAGATCTCTCTGGTCAACAGTAGGCATGGGGAAACCTCCGACAGATTAAGACAGGGCTCACGCTCAAGGCGCAGCGCACCCCGAAAGGGG